TTCAATGTCCACATATCAGGCCGCAAAGGTCCAGCCGGTATCAAAGACGCACTTAAACGTCTCTCGCCAGAAGCAAGAAACTGTATTACTATCGAAAACGACGAAAACAAATGGGGACTCGAACACAGTCTTGAGCTTGCAGACGATCTCGCTTTGGTGCTAGATATACACCATCATTGGTGTAGAGAAGGAGAATATATTGAACCTGAAGACGATCGTTTTCAACGTATTATTGATAGCTGGCGTGGTGTTCGTCCTGTCATCCACTATTCTGTATCTAAAGAAGAACTATTGGCTGAGCATGACCCAAGCACACGACCAGCCATGGACGAACTCATCACAATGGGCTTTACCAAAGCAAAGCTAAGAGCGCACTCAGACTATATGTGGAACGATGCTGTCAACGACTGGGCATTAGAGTTTTTGCCATATGCTGATATCATGGTAGAATCCAAATGTAAGAACCTTGCTAGTATTGAGTTACATAAATATAACACAAGGAGCCAAAATGAGTTACTTACAAAAAATGTACGCCCGGTCCCAGAAGAATACTGCGCCCACATCTAAAAAAAATCCTAATAGGGTTTTAGGAGGACTAAGGGGACAGGGTGTAGATACTATGACTGTATTAGGCGAGGACGGCAGCGAACATACTATTCCTTCTCAAAAATATGTAGAAGGACTTGAACAAAAATTACGTTCAACAGAAGTCAGACTTAATAAAGTTGAACAACAGTTAAGGAGATTGAACCGTGATTAAAAAATGGATTGACACACGTATTAAAGAACGTACTACTTGGGATGGTGCGGTATTGATAATTGCAGGTTTAGCTATGCTACTAGCACCAACAAACTTGATTGGACTTGGTTGTATTGCTTATGGTGCTTGGACTATATGGAAAACTGAGTAATGGTATTATCCGTAACTGAAAAAGCTAAGAACTATTTACAAAATATGGCAATATCTAAAGGAAGCCACTATATTTCATTACAAGTTAAGGGGGGCGGCTGTTCAGGATTTCAATATGATTGGAGTTTTACAGACGACACTGAGGGTGGCAAACTTATAGAGGATATTTTGGTTGTAGATACACTTTCTGAAATGTTCTTATTTGGATGTGTTGTAGATTATGTAGAAGAGCTTGGCGGATCTTATCTAAAGGTAGTTAATCCAAATGCTACTGCAAGTTGCGGATGCGGAGAAAGTTTCGCAGTATAATTTAGGATACTGGCAAAAACTTATTGCCTAAATTTTACTAATATCTATATCACTAGAAACAGATATATTCCATATCTGCTTTTTTTGCACACCTTTTTTCTGAGCAAATTTCTTACTATCGCACTCAGAGCATACATGAAAATAATTATTAGAAATACGCTTTGGATCCATTGATCCTCTACTACGTTCAAATGTCTTACTACACGCATCGCAACGTAATATTATCATTTTAACGTCTCTATAATACTTGTGTACAACACCTTTTTTGCTAGGTCTTTCATAAATTTTCTTTAATATGTATTCTTTGATAAACATAATAGTATTTACATTAAGATTATAAAATGATACGATAAATATGTATAACAAGCCTCAGGAGTAAGAGAATGACTAGACAAGTTGTGAACATTGGTGTAGAAGGTAATGACGGAACAGGCGATAGTATCCGTGAAGCATTTAAAAAATCCAATGAAAACTTTCAAGAATTATATGCTGTTTTTGGACAAGGTGGACAGATTGGCTTTTCAAGTTTAAGCGATACACCCAATACCTTAACAGATAGTAATGGTAATGGAAATTTAGTACCTATTACAGCAGCAGATGGTAGTGCAGTTGAATTAAGGAAACTAGTCGGACAAGGTGTAACAATTGATTACACATCTAATCCTGATGAAATTAAAATAGTAAACTTAGGGGCAGCCGTTGAAAATGATCTTACTCCTTCATTAGGCGGCGACTTAGATGGCTTAAATTTATTTGCTATTGGTAGAATAGTAGTATCAGACGCAGCAGCTACTAGGTTTAATAACTCCCATAATTTAGTCGGAACAGCCAATGCTATTACAATAGATGATTTGGTTACAGACAAAAAATACAATGATAAAAATTATGCACCTAATGGTGTAAAGACAGGAAAGCCTATACCTGCAAGAGATGAGCCGGCTGATGCAACAGAGTATACTTTAACAATTACAGCAGTTAATGGTGTAGATTGTACTATTGCTAATCATGGACTAACCAAAGGTAATGATGGTGATCCGTATGTTTTTGCTGGAACAAGTGCTAATGATTTAGTAGACGGCACAACATACTATATCAAGAAAAAAGATAACAATGTTATTACATTACATCCTACCGAAGCGTCTGCGCTTGCAGGAAATGCAGCATTGCAAGGTGCTACAGGGACTATAACCAATGGTAATTATAACACTGACCTTAGTGGATTTTATTTAGAGACTGAAGCATTACCTAGAAAACACGCTGTAAAACGCAGCGGTGATACAATGACTGGTGATTTGTTTTTAAATGATCACCCTGGTACATTCAAGGGAATTGACACAGGCAACAAAGAAGATTTCCAAGCTGCAACAAAGTATTATGTTGATAATACAAGTTTTGCTAGTGTAACAAATATATATGTTAGCACCCAAGGTGACGATGTACAGGCTAATAGAGCTTTTGACAAAAAAGGACGTTCACCAGCAGCAGCTTTTAGATCTATTAACAAAGCAGCAGAGCTTGCAGAAGAACTTATGGCTACTGCAAGAGTAGAACCAGGTCCATATTTACAAACTGTAACTTACGGCAATACTCCTAGCACAGCAGGAACACCTGCTCCTATTACTGCAAAAGGTTTTACAAATGGTTCAGGTTATACGACACTTATACAATTAATGACTGATAATAGACAGTTTATTGTAGAAGATACGATTGCTTATGTCAATACAACGTTTCCTAATTTTTCCTATGACGAAGCAACTTGTGCAAGAGATGTAGGGCTTATAATCGATAGTATTAAACTTGACCTTGCAGCTGGTGCAACAACAAACTTCCTAACTATACAGGCTGGTTTAAGATATTTTAGTAATGTTAGTGGACGTAAGGCTATTAGCACACAGTTAACAGAAACTATTGCCGCAATACAACACGCAAAGAACATTACTAACACAATTTTACAAAATCAAACTGTTACAGCACAACCAAGTAATCCAGAAACACAAGTAATGGCTGCTCAGGCTGCAAATGTTACAGCTCGAACAGCAGCTATTGCACGATTTGATAAGATTGTAGAAATTATCGACGGAGACCAACAAGGAAATGATCCAGGACTTGCATCAACAGGTCCAGTTGTAGAAGGTAGCACTTATTCTTTTGTAGTAGATAATGGAGGATTTGGTAATTTAGATCAATCTGATCCTACTAACATAGATATGCGTCCAGGTAAAGTTATTAGAGGACAAAGCTCTGGTGCGCTAGGACGAATTGTAGAAGTTACAAATGCAGCAAGCGAAGATACTGTCAAAGTTCAGTTGTTAGAACCTATTGAATACGAAATAGGCGAAACGCTTGAATATGGAAACTTTATTAAAAAGGCACAAATTTCTATTAGGGTAGAATCAGGAATATATGAAGAACATTATCCAATTAAGATTCCTCAAAATGTTAGTATTAAAGGTGACGAATTTAGACGAGTAATAATTAGACCTGCAGAGGGTATGTCGCAAAGTAAATGGGCAAACTTGTATTTTTATAGAGATGCAACTTTTGACGGTTTAACTATTGCAAGTCAAGGTACAGTAGATCCAATTACAGGTGGTTACTATGGACGTCATTACCTACTAGATCCTACTAGTGATATTAACATAAGCACGTTTGGTAAGAAAAATCCAGGCGCATTTGAAGATGCAAGTGCTCTTATCCGTAAAAACAAAGAGTTTATTGTTGAAGAAGTAATTGCCTATATAAACGATACGTATCCTACATTAGTTTACAATACTACAAAATGCCGTAGAGACACAGGTTATATAGTAGATGGTATAGTTAAGGATTTACTTGATGGCGGTCGTAAAAATTCTTTACGTAATCAAGGTGCTTACTACGCAGGAGCAGTCAGTGGGCAAGAAACAGAAACTGAAGATGCAATACAACACATTAGCACATTAGCTGCAAATATACTAGCAAATGATAGTGCTAACCCTTATACAGCATTACAAACAGTTGAGTCACAAATTTTTGATTCCAATCTTACAGCAGAAACAGCATCACAAACTTGGTTAGATGCACTTGTAGATTGTGTAGCGTTTGCATTTGACACAGACTATAAACCAGCAAAAGATAATAATCAACTTGATGTTTTCTTAATGAACGATGCAAGTATACTTAGAAATGTTAGTTGTCAAGAACACGGCGGCTTTATGAATGTGCTTGATCCCGAAGGACAAGTTTTAACAAAATCTCCATATATCCAAACTGCATCTAGTTTTTCACAAGGTATAAACGATCAAGCATTTAGAGGCGGTATGTTTATTGATGCTTGGGTGGGTAATATTCCTATGGTTGTTTATTCTGATCCAAGCAGTACACCATTTAGACTTTATGTAGCAAGCGTAGGCGGCACTGGACTGTTTACTCGTAAGCCTCAAACACCTGCTCCTTTCTATATAGATGGTATAAGATATACAGTAAATGCAGTTGAAAGTTACGACCAAGCAGCAGGTACAGCAGTGCTATTGTTAGATCCTACTTCAGGCGAAGGCAACGGCTTCACTGAAACTATTCCGGCCTTTAGTGATCCAGATCCTCAAGATCCTACACAGCGTACAGGCGGTTATGAACTTTATGTTCAAACTGCTGGTAACAGAAGTATGTTGTCAAACGACAATACTCAAGTAAATGATGATGGATACGGTACTATTGCAACTAACGGTGGTTTATCAGAACTTGTATCACAGTTTACGTATTATTGCCATACAGCATATTTTGCTAATAATGGTGGTCAAATTAGATCACTTAACGGATCAAATGCATATGGTGAATATGGACTTGTTGCAGCAGGTGCTGACCCTAACGAAATTCCGGATGATGTGGGGTTAATTAGTAACTTTGTTCAATCAGCAAAAATATATGACGATGGAGGAACCTATGATCATCCATTAGATCAGTTATATTGCTATGTTACTGGATGTTTACAAACACCACAAGCAAGAGGCGAAATTGAAATCAATCATGGTGGTCTCATAGGGTTAACACGTTACGAAATTACAACAGTTCAGGACATTACAGCTACTGATCCTTTGGTGGTAGGAACTGTAGCAGCCGGAAGGCTTAATAAAGTATATAAAGTTAACTTTAGCACTTCTGGTCAGTCAGGTAGAAGTGACACAGGATTAAAAGCAGTGCTTGCAAATGATCAAGCAGTTACTTTACGCTGTAATCAAAACTTCTTATTTGACGGACTAAGAGAAACACAACCTATCAGACCTTCAACAGCATTGAAGTTTACTGAACTTAGTCCAATTGTATATAGAACTATTTCGTTTGAAACTGTAGATGCTACAGGTGCTAATTTGCCAAACAATGATGAGTCAACTCTTACAATAGACCAAACTTATGATTACATTAGATTAGCTGTAAAACAAAGCGAGATTGTAAATGCAAACGCAGATGGCGATCCAGGTACAATGGGTGCTGCTACTGGCGACACAATGCTTGCAATTGAAACGTTGAGCTCACAAGACGATATTGACAGGCTTAACAACAACACAATAACTGATGCAGCAGCTCAGCCTACTCTACAAGCAGGTGAAGTAAGACAAGCACCTCACATATTTGGTTGGGAAGGACAAACTTATGAAGTCTATGAATATGTACAGAGAACTGGATTTGCTACTGTTAAGATTAGAAGATATGCTGACCAAGCAACTACACAAACAGGAGCAACAGGGTTAGGTGCTTCACTACAATTTGCTAACTTTGATGTAACACTAAGAGCAGGTTTACAAGGTAAAGTTGATAGTGCATTGACTACAGAAGTTACTCCTGCGAAAATAACATTTAAGATTTCTACCTGTAGAGCAACAGGACACGATTTCCTAGATATTGGTACAGGAAGCTACAATGATAGTAATTATCCTAACGTTGTGTTAGGTGAACCGATTGTACAAAGTAACCAAGATAGAGAAGTTGATGAACGAACAGAAGGTAGATGTTTCTATGTATCAACAGACCAAGATGGTTTTTTCCGTGTAGGTAGATTCTTTACAGTTGACCAAGGTACTGGACGAGTAACATTTAGTGCGCAAATTGCATTAAGTAACTTAGATGGTATTGGATTTAAACGAGGAGTTGCAATTACAGCATTCCTTACAGATACTTCTATGGCAGATAATGCTACTGACGCAGTTCCTACACAGAGTGCTGTGGTAGGATATGTAAATAGACGTTTAGGATTTACAGCAGATGGTACAGCAGTTTCTAATCCTCTAAGTACATTCATTGGATATTTAAAACTAAATGGCGGTCAAATGACAGGTCCGATTAATATGACAGCTAATCATATTATTAATATCCCTGACATTCAGCCTGATTATAACGATGATAGTGTAGCAGTTAACAAAGCATATGTTGATGCTAATTTAGAAGCAAACAATGAATTAACTGAACTGCGTAATATGGAAATTGTAAATCCAACAGCAGGCGATTTACTTGTTGCAAGTGGATATTACAGAATTATTGTAGACAACACAGTTGACGGAGACTGGGAAAACCATATAGGCGAAACACTAACAACAAGTAGTGGTTCAACAGGTACATTAATAGATGCAGTTGATACACTCATTAGAGGTGATGCAAGAACAATACTTACATATGATTTGACTAGTGCAACACAATTCCCAAATACAGATACTGTTAGTTATAGTGGGGGCGTTAATGCACAAATTATAAGTCCTGGTGGTATACCAGTAGACGAATATGTAAGCTGCCATCCTGATACTACAAACGGCGATATTTCAGTATCGGTTACTAGAAACGGACCAGCAGCGCCAGGACCAGATAGTTATGTTTCGCTTAATATTGGAAATGGTAAAATTTCAAATGTCCATATTGCAGCAAATGCAGCAATAGACCAATCAAAACTCAACATGAATATTGCTACAGCACGTAATGTAGCTCCGTCAGGAACTGCTGCTCAAATACAAGCTGCAAGCGGATTAGCAAGTTTTGATGATTCACAGTTTGATGTAACGGCAGGTTGGGCTTCAATACAAGATGCAGGAATCACAAAAGCAAAAATTGAAAATATAGCAAGCGGAGTAGCACTAGGTAGATTGAGTGCAAATTCAGGCGCAGTTGAAGAAGTTACTTTTGCAGACATTGTTTCAAATGGTATAGATTCTACAACAACAGGTCAAGCAAATAAAATTGTTAAGACCACAGCAACAGGTGCAATAGTAGCTGGGGCTGAAATAAATGCACAGGAAGTTCAAATAAACTCTGTAAAACTTGCAGATGCTCCAACAGGAACAACTAGCCATGTTCTATATAGTCCAGCAGGCACAGCAGCCTTAACATTAGACGGCTCTACTGTAACTGTTGGAGGTAACATAGAAACTACAAATGTGAACGCAAATATAGGTGCATCTAACAGTAAATTTAATACAGTGTATGCAACTACATTTGACGGAACAGCAACGACTGCAAGATATGCTGACTTGGCTGAGAACTATCTTGCAGACGACGATTATGAAGTAGGAACTGTTGTTGCGTTTGGTGGAGAATACGAAGTTACAGTAACACAAACAAAAGGCGATCATAGAGTAGCAGGTGTTGTTTCAACAAATCCAGCACACTTAATGAACAGCGAATTGGAAGGTGACAATGTTAAACCAATTGCACTACAAGGTCGTGTTCCTTGTAAGGTAATAGGAAAAGTTGAAAAAGGTGATATGCTAGTTACAAGTGCTATAGCAGGATACGCAATGGTTAATAATACGCCGGGTATTGGACAAGTTATTGGCAAGGCTGTAGGAATAAAAACAGACGACGGAAAAGGAATAGTAGAAGTTGTGGTAGGTAGAGTATAATGGAAAGAGAATACGCAGTAGCAGTTAACAGAGGTGTTGACTTAGATGCATTTAACGACGATATGATTGCATCAACAGGTGCAGGTGCTATTCCAAATAGATCTGTAGATATTGCTGATCCAAGATTAGGATCTAAACGAATTACACATTATGCATTGACAGACGAAGAAGCAGCAGCACTACGTAACGATCCAAGAGTTTATGCAGTTGAAATTCCGCCAGATCAACGTGATGACATTGTAATTGGGTTGAATGCTACACAAACAGGAAATTTTAATAAAACCACATCCGATACTGGTGCATTTAAAAACTGGGGATTATTAAGGTGTAACAATCTTACTAATGTTTATGGAACAAGTAATACAGCACCATCAACTGATTATAATTATATCCTAGACGGAACAGGAGTAGATGTAGTAATACAAGATAGCGGAATACAACAAGGACATCCTGAATGGGAAGATGCTGATGGCAACTCTAGATTAGTTTTGCTTGATTGGGGTAGTTATTTTCCAGGATCTATGAGTGGTAATCATTATAGAGATTATCATGGACATGGAACTCACTGTGCAGGTATTGCAGCAGGAAAAACTTTTGGTTGGGCAAAAGGTGCAGCAATATATTCTCAAAAACTATCTGGATTAGAAGGCACAGGAGATAGCGGAACTGGTATAAGTATATCAAATGCATTTGATGCAATTAGAGGATGGCACAATGCAAAGAAATCATCAAGACCTGCTACAATAGTTAATATGAGCTGGGGATATAGTTCATTAATTACAGATGTTGACAACGGAGTTTACAGAGGTACTGCATGGAACTACAATTCAGATTATGGTAATGATAATGCTATGTGGGCTGCAACAGGAGTACCTCCATATGGCAGAGCACGGTTAGGATACTATACTTTAAATGCAAGGGTATCAACTGTAGATGCAGAAATACAAGAAATGATAGATGATGGTATTCATGTTGTAATTGCTAGTGGCAATGCCTACACAAAAATAGATGTGCCAACAGGAGATGATTACGATAATACTGTATCTAATGACGGAAACACTTATTACTATCATAGAGGTAGTTCACCGTATGATGATGAAGCATTTATAGTAGGAAGCATAGATAGTAATGACCAGTCTGGAGCAGATAAAACAAGTACCTTTACAAATAGAGGACCAGGAGTTAATATATGGGCACCTGGATCAAATATAATGAGTGCTAGTAGTCAAACAAATGCTATTGGCGGATCCACATATAACGAAGATAGTAGTTACAAACAAACAAACATAAGCGGAACATCAATGGCTGCTCCACAAGTTTGCGGGGTTGGGGCGTTATATCTACAAATAAACAAAAACGCAACACCAGCGCAACTGAAACAAATGATGCTAGATGATAGTCAGAGTGTTTTACATACAACTAACAGTGATACTGATTACAGCTCGTACACTACAAGTTTAATGGGAGCGCCTAATAAGATGTTATATAATAAATTTAATGCAGCGCAGGACGGCACAGCAAAGAACGGCATGATTGTTAGAAATACAGCAATCAAGTTAAGAAAATAAATATATAAAAGTTGGGATAAAAAATGTCAAATAGATTTCCTTTAGTACTAAACAACAATCAAATACAAGAAATACCAAACGGTGATAACCTTGATTTGACTGGCAATGATATAGTTAACGTAGACAATATTGCTGTTATCTCAACATTAACAGTAAACGGTAACAATATTACTGCTGATTATAACGATTTAAGTAACCGTCCTACTATACCAACAGATATAAGTCAACTTACAGATACACAAAGCCTACTTACTGGCGGTCCAGCAAGCGTTTCTTGGACTACCATAACAGGAACCCCAACCACTCTTGCAGGCTATGGCATTACAGATGGGTTTAGTGGAGCATATGCAGATTTATCAGGTCAACCAACTGCACTAAGCCAATTTACAAACGATACTAATTTTATTACACTTGCTGACGTTACAGGAGGCGTTTCAGTAAATCCTACAGGAGACTTGCAAGGTAGTGTGTTTGGTGATGATTCGACACTCTTGGTGGACGGTACTAACAGCAATATTCCTAAAGCAAATATTCAAGACAGTACAAACTGGGACACAGCGTATAGCTGGGGAGATCATAGTGTTGCAGGATATATTACAAGTTATACAGAAACAGATACTTTAGATTCAGTAATAAGTAGAGGCGCAGTTACAACAACTACAGCAGTGATTCCTTTCTTTTATGCAGACCAGGCAGCATTTCCTAATGCTACAACATATCACGGTGCCATAGCTCATAGTCATTCAGACGAAGCAATGTTTTTTGCTCATGGCGGAAACTGGATAGAACTAGCAAATAAGGGCTCTGTGCCTACAACGCTTTTAGACCTTAATATTTCAGATGGAACAGCTAACCAAGTTCTTTCTACAGACGGAGCAGGGAATTTTGCTTTTATAGATCAAGAAGGATCTAGTGTTACTCCTCCATTACAGCAGGTAACTAATGCCGGCGCAATTACAGCAGATGAAGTAACATTTAGCGGAGGCATTATTGTTGATGCTATAGCACCAAGTGTGGGTGTAGGTCCAACAGTACACACAGGTAACTTTGATATACAAGGGTCATTAAGTTTGACAGGAGATGTAGATGCACCAGGTGGTACTATTACAGCTGACGTTTTTGCATCAAATGGCACAGGTACTCCTACTATAGAAAGCACAACAAATATTAACTTAGATGCTGGAAATACAATATCGTTCCAGATATCAAGCTCTCAAGTATCATCAGTAACGTCTGCAGGATTTGTTGGACCGTTAACAGGTGACGTAACAGGTAACGTTACTGGTAATGTTACAGGAACTTTAGACGGTGAAGTAAAAGGTAGTGTATTTGCTGACAATTCAACACTATTAGTAGATGGTGTTAACGGAACTATCCCATACAGTGTAATTTCAGGCACTGGTAATGAAGCATATGACACCTTTGCTACATCAACAACGTACAATCCGGGCGGAGCAGTTACACATGGTTCTTATATTCGTAACGAAGCAGATACTGCGGATGTAGCCGCAAGTGTTACAGTAACTCCAGGATTTTCAAAAATAAAAGTAGAATTAGATGCAAGTATTGCAAATCTTACAGACGCTACAACAGAAATGCTAATTGCACTAGAAAGAACAGTAGATGGGTTAAATCCTACCACTGTTAAAATCTTTTTGTTTCCTGTAGCTAACACATTCTATGGTTCACAGCATTTTCTATATGTTGACACACACGGTGCAAGTTCAGGAAGTACAGTTGAATATAAATTAAAAGTTGACATGAGTTCATATTCAAATGAAAGTGCTAGAGTTCAATATGGAATATGCGGTGACACACTTTATATTAAAGAAATAGCATAAGGAAAAACAATGGCAGTACAATTAATAAACATAGGCGACTTTGCAAATGACGGAACAGGAGATGATCTCAGAGAAGCGTTTGCAAAAGTGAATGCAAATTTTGAAATGCTTGACTTAAGAAATGACGAGCAAACAACTGCTAGTAATCTTGGCACAGGATCAAGCATATTTAAAGAACGTGTTGGATACGATTTACAATTTAAGAAACTTAAAGCAAGTGCAAGCGGAAGAATTACTTTAGAAGAAACTATAAGTGACGAGATAGAGTTTGATGCTGTAGGCGGAGAAATGCGTTTTGTGACTAATAGCGGTACACACCTAGTAGAAGATAGTTTAGCTTCGAACATTATACATATGAAAGGTGTGCCTTATCCAGTTGAAATAGACCCAGCACAAAGTGATCAAGTTTATACTAGTTATGAAGATGGTGAAATTAAATTTAGAATAAATCCTAAACTTAAAGCAGATAACACGCCTACACTTGGTGGAAATCTAAACGCAAACTTCAATGATATTATAAATGGCGGTACAGTTACAGCAACTGAATTTAACGGTCCAATTAACGGATTGGTTTTTGGTATAGATATTAGAACGTCAGCTGCATTCCAACAAGAAGGTGTTATGGACTTTGGCGGAATAACAGAAACAGTAACAAATATGTTTGATTGGATCGTATCTGGATCTGATATTGACTTTGGAAGTTTTACATATCCTGACTACAGAACATTTGATGCTGGCACAATCATTTAGGAGCTATAATGCACTATTGGACGCAACCTACAGGTACTAAACTAGGCACATTTGAAGAAAGGAATACATTAAGTATACCTTTGCCGGTAACCAATGACGTGACAGCTGTATCTAAAATAAGCGGACAAATGCCTCCAGGATTACGTATAGACGGATTTAGAATAGTCGGAACACCTTATGAAGTTGCAAGAACTACAGATTTTACATTTTGTTTGCGAGCTGTTGAAGGTGTGACAGACTTTGAAGATAGATCTTACACAATTACAATAAATGGATCAGATGATCCTGTGTGGGTGACACAAGAAGGGTTGCTTCCTATAGGACTTGCAAAACAATATTTTATTTTAGATAGCCAACCAGTAGATTTTCATTTACAAGTAATTGATCCTGATATTCCTACAGGGGAAAGACTAACTTTTTGGATTGAAGACGGCGACGGAGTGTTACCTCCGGGAATAAGATTATTACCAGAAGGACAACTAGTTGGTGTAGTTGAACCTTTATTAGCTTTAGATAAAGATGCTGGAGATGGAGGCTATGATTCGCAACCATTTGGACCTTACCCATACGACTTCAGTGTATTAAGCCATAATGGATACAGCAGCTTCTATTACGATGTAGAATTTTACGACTTTAGTATTCCTACAAGAGTACCAAGAAAATTAAATAGGTATTATGAATTTGAAGTAAGTGTAAGCGACGGTGATAGTTTAGTAAAACGCAAATTCCAAATCTATCTTGTTGGTGACGATTTCCTAAGAGCAGACAACACTATTATGCAAGTTGCTACAGGTTTGTTTAGTGCAGACAACACATATGTAAGAACACCTATATGGCTTACTCCTGCTGATTTAGGTTTCAGGAGAGCAAATAATTATTTGACTTTGTTCTTTGAAACTATTGATCCGCAATACGTAGCAGGAAATATAGGGTATGAATTGCTTCCTACTAATCCAGATGGTTCACATAGTTTGTTGCCTCCAGGATTACAACTTGATAGTGTAGATGGCGAAGTAGCAGGTCGTGTTCCTTATCAACCGGCTGTAACTAAAGAGTACAAATTTACACTTAGAGCAATTAGACAAGGAACACCTGAAAATCCTACGTTTAAAGATAAAACATTTACAATTAAAATATTAGGTGAAATCGAAAGTGTTATTACTTGGGGCAGTGATCCTGATTTAGGAAAAATAGATGCAAATGCTATAAGCCATAAAAAGATAATAGCAAATACAACGTTGCCTGGTAATACAGTATTTTTTACGCTGAAGAGCGGAAGTTTGCCTCCAGGATTAACATTAGATCCTAGAGGCGAAATAATAGGTAAAGTTAATCAATTTAGTACAGCTAACATTCCTGGATTGATTATTTTTGATAGCAACGCAACAAGTTTTGATAAAAACACAACTACATTCGATAAAAAGTATACATTTACTGTTGAGGCTAGAGATAAACTAAACTACAGTGCAATTACTAGAACATTTACTTTAATGGTAGATGATCCGAATGATAAACTTTATTCAAACCTATATTTAAAACCTATGTTGAAGCAATCTCAAAGAGAGTTATTCGAAACTTTCATTAACAATGGCGATATATTTGACAACACAAAAATTTACAGATCTAATGATCCAAACTTTGGTGTACAGCGTGATGTAAAAGTGTTGTTATATGCAGGCATAGAAACAAAAGAAATAGACAAATATGTATCAGCAGCAGGAACAAATCACAAAAGGAAAAGTTACTACTTTGGTGATGTCAAAAGTGCTATAGGTAGAATGCCGGGAACTGATGATGATATATATGAAGCTGTATATGTAGAAATAGTCGATCCAGACGATAATACATCTTATGAAACTAGACGCAGTTTTTCAACATTTGTTCAAAATAAAATAACAGCTGATAGTATAGAATATGCACCTGTAGATGATAGCAGCGGTATAGGACGCGGTGATCCAATTTTAAAAATAACTAATAGACAAGGGTTGACAAGGACTATAGATGTAGAAAATGGCGGAATGGAAGTTTTACAAAGATCAGGAACTGTGGTAAATGATCCAGTAACTGGACAGACACTTACAGTAGAAGGTCGTAATGGTGACAGTGTAGTAAATATTGTAGACGAAGATAAAGCACCGTTTAGATTTAGACCAAATGGTACAACAGTTAAGGCAGATGCTAATTTTGTTAAAGTAAGCGATACAAACCGTAGAGATTTTTATATCAGTAATATTACTAATATGAGAAAGAATATTAGAGAAATAGGAGATACTGATAATAATTTCCTACCTCTTTGGATGAGAACATCACAACCGGGAAGAATTGCGTATCTTGGATACACTCCTGCGCTGGTGCTTGCATACTGTAAAGTTGGCGAAGCAAAAAACATCATTGCAGCCATAAAGAATAGCAAGTTTGATTTCAAAGACATAAATTTAGAAGTAGATAGATATTTAATAGATAGCACAACCAATACTAGAGACGAACAGTTCATTCTGTTTACTAGTAATATATCAAATGTATAGATAAATAGTTGTAAGGAGTATGCAAAGTGAGTGATACAAGTAATATAACACCTGGCAGTGTTGACACAGATTATCCTGTCGCAGGACAAGATAACGACACACAAGGATTTAGAGAAAATTTTACTGCCATTAAGGACAGTTTGACAGGTGCTGCGGGCTACATTGCAGACTTACAAGATAATACAGCAAAAACAAATGCTGCAAATAATTTTCAAGGTAACAATATACTAAATGCAAATCTTGTACAAATATCTCACGAAGCACAGGTTGGTGCAGTTGCAAATACAGCAACAACAAAAGTACTAGACTATGAAGAAGCATCTTACTATAATCTTACATTTGAAGTAAACACAACAGTGCAAATTAGAAATCTACTAGGTTCTAGTTCTGATACAAAATTTAGCAAAATGGTTGTTATTGTAAGAATGGCAGGCAGCGGTGCTAATCCTGTACTGTCTTGGGATGTAGGAGCAGGAAAAACATTATTAAATGACGGAAATTCCCTTTGGACTACATTTGAACTAAATGATGATAGCACAAATCCTCATATAATGGTAGAATTCACAAGTTGGGATAATTTAAATATTTACGGAAGAGTAATAGGACGTTTTAACACATAATGTTTAGCCCTTTTCAAAAAGACTTATCAGAATATACAATACCAGAACTAGAAAATAAAATCCAAGAACTATCAAAAAAGTATTGGATTTCTAATAATCCAGATGTGCAAGCACAAATTGCAACATTTTTAGACATTTATAAGGTTGAACTACAAGTAAGGTTAGCCAAAGAAGCACAGAAAAATGCAACAGCTGGCGATGATTCTCTTGACAATTTAATAAATGTATCGTAAAATACACATATGCTAATGAAAACAGATGATTTAGGTTTACCCAGATTCTCTAACCGTGATTTAATCGATATGATCTATAGTGGTCATGCGGATAAAGTTCATGTGGTACTATGTGATCCTAGTGATGATGTAGATAAATTTAACAATGCAATGGAAGAACAAGGTATGAGTCCATTGCAAAAGTATATCCCATTAGATGTAGATCAAAAGACTTTTGACGGTGTATGTCAAAGTGAATGGTTTATGCCTGATGAATATAAAGCCATTGATGTACAAAGTTGGGTTCTTAATAAATGCAAAACTGATAAAGAAATAGCAAGAGTAAGCAATGAACTTGTAGAGTTTAAAAAACGTGACATGAACAACTTGCTACGCTATATGATATATCTTGTAGACTTTATGCGTGAGAACAACATTGTATGGGGTGTAGGACGTGGATCAAGTGTAGCAAGCTATGTGCTGTATTTGATTGGTGTACATAGAATAAACTCAATCCAGTTTGACCTGGATTGGCGTGAGTTCTTAAGATAAGTAATGATATAAGGAGACTGTTATGGCTATGAAAAACAAACAAGCAGTCCATAGAACAGCCAAAGGTAAAGTTGTTGATATGGATATGTTGCGTCAACGAAACGAATTAACACCAGCCGTTGGCAATGCAAAAGTAAATGCTCGAGGTGACGAACTAGGTCCAGGTGGCAAAATTATTAGAGGTAGAGCAGAAATTATTCGAGACTACTATGAAGATAACCCAGCACCTGTTGCTGACGAAGCTCGTACACCTTCTAAAGCATCTGCACCTGTAGCAGAAGAAGAAAAGCCTGCTACAAAAACAACTCGTTCAAGTAGAGCACAAAAGAAAGTAGAAGAAACAGAAAATTTACCTACTGCTGCTGAATTAGCAGAATTTGATGACGACGAATGGGTAGAAGATGAAAATGGAGACTTTGTAAAAAAAGGTGATGTATGAGTATTAACTTAAACACAATAAACAGCGATGTACGTGCTATTGGAAAACGTGTCATTGTTTCTAATATGCACTTTGGTGAACAAAAAACAAAAAGTGGTTTAATTTTAAGAGACGATGATGGCACCACAAGGGGTATCTATCCACGCTGGGGTCAAGTTTATGCAAAAGGTCCTGAAAATAAGGATCCGTATGAAGTTGGACACTGGATTTTGATCGAACACGGTCGATGGACTCGTGGTGTAAAAATCGAAAACGAAAAAGGCGAATTTGAAATTCGTATGGTTGACCAAGAAAACATCTTAGCATTTAGCGAAGAAAAACCTGACGAAGTTCAAATTGGAGCTGAATATTCAGACGGTCCAGCAGAAATTAGACCAGAAGCGTTCGGAGCAGGTGCTTAATGACAAATCCATTTAAAGATATTGACACGTTTGGTTCTGCGTGTGATCAAGAACCTAGTGAAGCAAACTACAAAATGTACCTCAGTTTGATCAAAGAAGAATACGAAGAACTACAAGAAGCAGTTGAAGCAAATGATACTGTGGAACAACTTGATGCACTTATTGATATTCTTGTTGTTACTATGGGTGCTATTCGTGCAGGCGGCTTTGACGGCGAAGGTGCGTGGAAAGAAGTAATGGATACAAACTTTGCAAAGATTGATCCCGACACAGGCAAAGTTCGTAAACGTGAAGATGGCAAGGTGCTGAAGCCACAAGGATGGAAGGCTCCAGAACTTGCACAATTTATAGGAGACTAATATGAGTATAGAAGCATTACGACAGCAAAAAGTTTATGACGAAGGATTGCGTAACTTTATGCTTAATATGTTTAATCATACTTCAGCAGGACTTGCAGTAAGTGGACTAACAGCATATCTAACTTTTGCTACTGGACTAATCTATGCATTAGGTCCTGTTATGTGGCTATTTGCATTTGCTCCTTTAGGTATGATTTTATTTTACAGTTTTGCAGGACAAAATTGGAGTGTAGGAACATTAACAAATTTTTACTACGCATTTACAGTTGTAATGGGTGTAAGTCTTGCACCTATTTTTGCAGTTTATACTGATGTAAGTATAGCAAAAGTATTTTTCATAACTGCTGCAACTTTTGCTGGAGCAAGTTTGTATGGCTATACAACTAACAAAGACCTAACAAGTATGGGTACTTTCCTAATGATAGGATTGATTGGTATCATTATTGCAATGGTAGTTAATTTGTTCCTTGCCAGCAGTGCTGTTGCATTTGCTGTAAGCGTTATCGGTGTGATAATTTTTACAGGATTGACTGCATATGATATTCAAATGGCTAAACGGATTTATCTTGCCCATGGCAATGACCCACGTTACGGCATCCAATTTGCAATTAGCTTATATCTAAACTTTATTAATCTATTCCAAATGTTATTACATTTAATTGGCAATAGAGAATAAAAAAACACTTGACTCCTTACTGTTTTTACGCTATAATGTAAAGAATAGTAAGGAGTTTTCTTATGAAAATAGACAGACAATCTAGTGGCATAGGTACTACAGGACTAACCGGTATTGCACTTATGACACTACACATCACTGGTTATCTCACAGGATGGGCATGGCCAATATTATATGTATTTTTAATTGTTGCAGGAATAGGTCAGGAAAACCGTAAATGAAAGAACTATGGGTAGAGAAGTATCGTCCAAAGACAGTGGACGGCTATGTATTTAGAGATGAAGCACAACGTAAGCAAGTACAAACTTGGATAAAAGATAAAACCATTCCGCATTTGCTGTTTAGTGGCAATGCCGGGATTGGTAAAACTACTCTTGCTAAATTACTTTTTAACGAACTTGATGTAAATGACTTAGACGTACTAGAAATTAACGCATCTCGAACAAACTCAGTAGACGATGTTCGTGATAAAATTGTAAACTTTGTACAGATGATCCCATTCGGGGACTTTAAGGTTGTATTATTAGATGAAGCTGACTACTTATCTCCAAACGCTCAAGCGGCATTGCGCGGTGTTATGGAAGAGTATCATACTACTGCTCGTTTCATTCTTACTTGTAATTATCCAAATCGTATTATACCCGCTTTGCATAGTAGGTGTCAAGGTTTCCACATTGCTAAAATTGACCAAACTGAATTTACAGCTAGAGTTGCTGAAATCCTTATTACCGAAGGTGTTAATCCAGATTTGGATACGCTCGATACCTATGTAAAAGCAACATATCCTGACTTGCGTAAATGTATTAACACTGTACAGATGAACTCAGTTGATGGTGTACTAAACAAACCTAATGAAGGTGATACAGGCGAGAGCGACTGGAAACTGGATATGGTAGAATTATTTAAAGCCGGTAAAATTGAGCAAGCACGTAAATTGCTTTGTGGCACTATCCGTCCAGAAGAAATGGAAGAAGTATATCGCTGGTTGTATGATAATTTAGAATTGTTTGGAGATTCAGAAAAGCAAGATCAAGCAGTTCTAATCATTAAACAAGGGTTAGTGGATCACACCCTAGTAGTTGATCCTGAAATTAACTTAGCGGCAACGCTAATTAGACTAGCGAGGTTATAGTGACTTATATAGTAAATGATTCGTGTATTAATTGTAAGCATATGGACTGTGTAGAGGTTTGCCCTGTAGACTGCTTTTACGAAGGTGAAAATATGCTTGTAATTAATCCTGCAGAATGTATTGACTGTGGTGTATGTGAGCCGGAATGTCCTGCAGATGCTATTTTTCCAGACACACACGAAAACGGAAAAGATTGGGTAGAGTTTAATCAAAAGTATTCAGAGCTTTGGCCTGTCATTACAAAAGTGCGGCATGAGGATGTTCCTAAAGATGCTGTAGAATGGCACGGCGTAGAAGGTAAAATGAAATATTTTTCTGAAGCACCTGGAAAAGGTGACTAATGGATTACAAGTGGTATGATTTTAATGCCTTGATAACACGCAATGAGCGTAATGCAATGGCAGATGATGTCCGTGAACTTATCAAAGCAGGACGCTTCTGGCACAATAGCCCAAAGTATCAAACAAATGATCAAATATTTGGGCAGCCAGGGACACATTGGTCAAAATTAAAAATGAGTTTTGTTTGGAGTTGCTTTGCCTTTTTAGGTAGAGAGGTACAAATTAAAGGTGTACAAAGTTGGAGTTTTATGACTAGCTTAAAATACCCCGAACCACGTGATGCACTTTGGCATCACCATCACCATAACAAAGCAGTAGAAAGTTTAAGCGGAGTATACTATGTCAAAGTACCGGTCAATAAAAAAGAGTGCGGTACAGAGTTTGCTCCTAATGGACCCGAAGCACCTGAAAGACTCCAATTGCCTCCTAAAGAAGGACAATGGATAATATATAATAGTAAAGAATGGCACCGTCCAGGTGAATTAAAAAGCGACAAGGATAGATTTATTGTTGCTGCCGACATGATGTATTAGGAGAAAACATTGAACGTTAGACTTGTAAGTTACACAACACCAACCGAAGAGTTTGTTAAAGAAGGCATGGAAAACAAAGATTTATTAGATCTTGTTGCGTTTTGTGCTAGAGTATCAAATCCGTCAAATCAAATGAATAGTGAAACAAGTGAGAAACTTGTAAAGTATTTGATTAAACACGCACACTGGAGCCCATTAGAAATGGTTAACGTGTGTATGGAAATTGAAACCACACGTGATATTGCACACCAAATTGTGCGTCACCGTTCATTTGCATTCCAAGAGTTTAGTCAACGTTACGCTAATCCCTCAGAAATGGGAGATATGTTTGTCATTCGTGAAGCAAGACTACAGGATGAAAAGAATAGGCAAAATTCAATCGAAACTGAAGATACAACTCTACAGGATAGATGGGAAGAGATGCAACAAAATGTTATGTATGCCGCAGGCACAGCATACAAATGGGCTATTGAAAATGGGATTGCAAAAGAACAAGCAAGGGCTGTTCTACCAGAAGGCTGCACAAAAACAAGACTGTATATGAACGGCACTCTGCGAAGTTGGGTACACTATATTGAACTCCGCGGTGCTAATGGTACACAAAAAGAACATATGGAAATTGCGCATAAATGTGCAAAAGTTATTGCTGAAGTGTTTCCGTTGGTGGAAAAAATTTGAAGCATATAAGTGCTATTATGGGAAAGCCTCAACAGGATGTTAGTGAACACTTTGCCTTGTTGCCTGTGCGTATGAGTAGTGGAAAACGTGTCTGGTTAGAAAAGTACATCGCTGTCAATAAGTATTACGACAACGAAATGTCTCATCCTTTAAAAAGTAATTCTTGGACTTTTAAATATACAAAGAATGAATGGCTAGTTAAGAAACTGAAAGGGGCTTAACGCCCCTTCCATTATTCGTCTCCGTAAACTTGGAGGACTTCTTTTACTGCGTCATGTCTTTCTATATCTCCTTGTCCGAAATGGACTATGTCCAAGTGAGTCGTGCTAGATGTTTCTAATAGTTTTGTAAAGTCTATTAAACCATTATCCTTTAGCCTATCTGCCTGTGCTAAGTCACCCGTTACTGCCATCATTGATCCCTCGCCAAGTCTGGTCAATAACATTTTCATTTGATTAGGTGTAGCATTCTGCATTTCGTCTGCTAAAATAAAGCTATGCTTGAATGTACGGCCTCTCATATAAGCAAGAGGAGCAATTTCGATAATGCCCTCTTCTATCATGCCTTCTATTTCTCTAGCGTTAAAATATTCTCTTAACACATCAAAAATAGGTCTAGTCCATGGTGCCATTTTTTGTTCTAGTGTTCCTGGTAGAAACCCTAGATCTTCATCAACGGACACTGCTGGTCTAGTGACAATAATCTTATCGATTGTGCCTTGTTTGAAAAGTTTTACAGCTACTTGCACTGCTAACAAAGTTTTACCTGTACCAGCTGGTCCGATTCCAAAGACTATATCTTTGTCAGTATCGAGCAGTTTTAGTACATATTGTTCTTGATTTCTGTTACGTGGAAGTATTGTTACGGTTTGTTTTTTTTGGAAAGTGTTAATATTGACAACATTGTCATATTTATTGTGCTGCCTTGCGGCCTTTCTTTTAGCTCCCATTAAGTCCTCCTTATTGGAATAGGAAGTAGAGCTTTGCCCGTTCGGGCTGTTGCCCTACAAATGTATTTAGCATCGATGGATTGGATAAATAACATAGTAGATAGGATTTATGATATGAAAGACGTTTTAGATATTGTAAAAAATATAGAATCAATATATGAATCAGATACATCGTTTAATGTTTTGAAGGACTTTGAAAGAGTCATTGACGAACTAGATTTGTATGTATATGAGAACTGGTCAGAGGGTGAATTAGCTATGGGACCAGACATTGATCGGCATTGGGTTACTTGCCAGTTTATGTGGCCAAGAGAAAAAATGCCAGATCCAATGGGAGCAAAGCGTCTGTTAGATTATGACTGTAAAGTACGTATGGGGAAAGATAATATTCTAGTACCTCGTAAAATACGCAAAGAAGAAGATATTCGTCCAGGTACAAAAAAAGGTAAACTTGACCGTAAGCCAATTTGGGTAGTTGAAATTAAAATGCCTACATCATTAATTGGTGAAGTTTATGGCGGGTATAATCAAATAAATCCTAAGCCAGCAGATTCTGCTCCACAAGAAGCAGATGTTCAAGCTAATGCAGATGCAGCAACAGATACGCCAGCACCTGAAGGAGCAGTGTAATGGGTCTACAAAAAGATGACTTGATACACCTTGTAGATGATGTTTTTGAAGTGGACAGTTTTTCTTCTAAAATGGGAGAAGATAAGGATATTGTTACTGTAAGTTTTAGTGTTCATGAAAGAGAAGCAGCTAAAGATCTAATGAACTTTTGTGAAAAAGGCTATCCTTTTGTGTTAGACGCAGATGTAAGCACAGGCGAACAATCGGACGGCACATACAAAGTCTTTATTGAAATAGAAAGAAATAGAGATGTTCCAGAACAAATTGCAGAAATGGTATATGGTATCCAAGACCTTGCTGGACTAGAAAAATTAAGATTTAGATATTATAAGAGCTTTAAAAGCGAAGAAGCAACATTAGAAAATTTAGGCGTTATTCCATTAGATAACGACACTTATGAAAAAGCAATACAAGAATCAAAAGTTAATAATTACACTAAGTTTTTTGATCAAAGTATGTTAGAGTCAGTACATATGAAAGCAAACAAAATAGTTGTAAAAAAAGCATATGCTGAGCCTCTAGTTTTTGAATTTATTAAATTTGTGAATAGTAATAAATTATTTATGACAGAAGCATTTAACATAGATGCTTATCCTGAAATACTCTTTTTAACTAAGTATATCGGCGACTACAATATAAGTAAGTATGGAGACGAATTAGTCTTCGAAAATCAGGGCAAAGCCCTTGTAGTCAAAAGGACATAGTATGGCAAAAGAACATTTTAAGTTTGACTTCGAGCCGTGGATGGCAGAGGAGTTAATCCATAGAGATGATTGGGAGGATTGGTATGAAGCAATGTGCGAAATCCTTCCTCTATGGGAAGTAGATACAATCGAACGTGTAGCAATGTTTGTTGCACAATGTGGACATGAAAGCGGTGGCTTTAGAGTATTAAGTGAAAACTTAAACTATAGTGCAAAAGCTCTTAACACTATATTCCCTAAATACTTTAAAAGAGCAGGAAGGGATGCAAATGAGTATCACAGACAGCCTGAAAAAATTGCAAACGTTATTTACGCAAATAGAATGGACAACGGTGACACCGATTCCGGTGACGGCTGGATGTTTAGAGGCGGAGGTATTCTTCAGCTTACCGGACGTTACAACTACACAAAGTTCGGCAAAGAAGTAGATATGTCACCTGAAGAAGCAGTAGACTATGTACGTACCAAAAAAGGTGCGCTCGACTCAGCGTGTTGGTTCTGGGACACAAATGGCATTAATAGGTACTGTGATGATATGGATGTTGTAGGTGCAACAAAGCGTATTAACGGTGGCACTATTGGTTTAGACGATCGTAAGAAACACTATCTTCATGCAATGGATGTATTAGGCGGCGATTACGAAGAACCTGAAGAGCAAGAACTTAACTTAAATCAAACTATACGTAAAGGCAGCAGAGGGCCATTAGTTGCAGAGGTACAAGAAAAACTTGATATTTCTCCAGCAGACGGTATCTTTGGTCCAGGCACAGAGCGCATTGTAAAAGAATGGCAAAGTGCAAATGGACTTGTTGCTGACGGCATAGTAGGACCCAAGACATTGGGAAAATTACTAGGGTAGGTGGTATGGGTGCCAAATTAGCAATCGTATTTTTCTTTTTAATGGCAGGCATGGCAGCTGCTGGTGCGTGGTATTATAATGACACACAAGAGCGTATTGCAATTCTGCAGGAAAATAATGCTAAGTTAGAGACAGCCGTACAAACCAATGAACAAGCTCTTGTAGCACAACAGGCTGCATTTCAAAGTATGCAAATAGAAAATGCAAGATTACAAACTGAATGGAAAGCAATAAGTGATCGTAATAGAGCTTTAGAAGATAGACTGTCGCGACATGATATAGGAGCCGCGGCAGTTGCTAAACCAGGGCTTACTGAAAAAGTATTAAACGGTGCAACTTCAAATGTGCAGCGTTGTTTAGAAATAATGAGTGGGGCGGAACTGACAGATAAAGAAAAGTCAGCAACAAAGCCAAGTGAAATTAATCCTGAATGTTGGAGAACAGCAAATCCTAACTTTGATCCTAACATTCAAAGCGATGCTTGGAAAAGGAAGAATTTATGAAACTCATAACAATTTTAGTTGCGACACTATTATTAGTAGGATGCACATCAACTCCGAGACAAATAGAAATAAGTGCCAAGCCAATTGATAAGCCAGCACTAGTTTTACCTCCTGTAGAACAACTACGTCTAAAGGACGTAGAATGGATTGTAATTAACAAAGAAAATGCTGAAGAAGTTTTTGCCAAATTAATTAAGGACAAAAAAGACCCTGCTTTAATTGCATTGACAGATGACGGTTATGAAAAACTATCGTTAAACATGAGTGATATAATGGTGTTATTACAACAGCAAAAAGAAATAATTGCTGCCTATCAAAACTACTACGAACAATCCGAAAAAGCATTAGAAGATGCCAATCAACAAATTGAAAATGCACAAGTAGAAGTTGAAGCAGAAAATAGCAGACCTGCAGAATCTACATTAGATAAGCTAAACCCATTTAAATAAATATCTGTATGCTTAGGAAATTTCTTCCGGCCATCCTTGTGGCACTATCTGCTTGTCAGACAATAAATGCCTCGCCTCTTGATAGAGCAAAAGGTTTTATAGGATTGACTGAAACAAAAGACAGACAAGAAATAAAACAACTTGTAGGTGTAGATCCAGTGCGTACTGAATGGTGTGCAGCATTTGTTAATGCAATGTTGAATAATGCAGGAATTCCTGGTAGTGAAAGTGTATCGGAATATCCTTTAATGGCGAGAAGTTTTTTAGATTGGGGCGAAGAAGTACATTATACAAAAATACAGTACGGAGACATAGTAGTATTTCCAAGAGGAAATGAAGGATGGAAAGGGCACGTAGGGTTTTATGTAGGCACGTACCCACCTTCGGGCGAATGGATAATACTAGGTGGCAATCAAAATAACCAAGTAAAATACAGTTTATATTATCCCGGTCGTGCGATAAGTATTAGGCGTCATATAGAATAAATACAACATAGTAGGAGGGTACTATGTGGGAAATGATTGAACGTATGGCAAGCGATAGACTGTGGATTTACACAGCACTTGCAGGTTCACTGTTTGGTGCGGCATTTTTGTTTTGGTTTAAAGACACAAGAATGGCAACATGGGCAGTAAGTAAATTTGATGCAACATTAGAATATCTAGCAATACGTTGGGGATGGACCTGGCTACAAAACGATCCAAATGCTTGGCGTGTAAAGTATCCTAAAATAACATCAAAAATAGATGAAATAGAAAAACGTTTAGAGAAATTGGAGGGCAAAAATGCCAAGAAGAAAACTTGAAGACTTAGATGTTCCAGCAGAAAAGCATGACGCAGAAGTAGTAGTTCCAGCAAGTTCAGAAGGTGCTACTAAAAAAGTGAAGCTAGATTTAGAAGTAGATACAAGTGTTAAAGACCTAGGACCTAATCCTTATGCAAAAATAATACATTTAGCTAAAGCAGTAGATGCTTGGAGAATTTTCCCTCGTATTTTTATTACTGTTTACATAATATTACTTTACAAATGTGTTATTTGGTATATGGACTTACCAGACCCGACTATGGAGCAATCAGGACTAATAAGTGTAGTAGTCGGTGCAGGTGCTGCTTGGTTCGGACTATACGCCGGAACTAGCAAGAAAGGCTAATATAACACGCTAAGTACAGTATGGACCATTATAGTGTACTTGGCGTAAATAGAACAGCCTCTGACAAAGAAATAAAACAAGCATATAGAAAACTTGCTATGGAGCATCATCCTGATCGTACAGGTGGTGACGATACCAAATTTAAACAAATAAACGAAGCATACGATGTTTTAAAAGATCCACAAAAAAAAGCAGCGTATGATAATCCACAAGCACAGTTCAATTCAAATGCCTTTAGTGATAATTTTGGAAATTTTAATGATATATTTTCCAATATGTTCGGAGGAGGATTTCAACAAAGACACGGACCAAGAAACAAGGATATTTCTATACCAGTAAAACTTAGTCTAGAAGAAGTATTCAGTGGAAAAAATTTAAGACTAAGATATAAAACAACAAGAGGTATAGAAGAGGCTGAGGTTACTATTCCCCCTTACATCCAAAACGGTCAAACTGTTCAGTTTAGAGGATTAGGAGATAACGCAGTATCTGATTTTCCTAGAGGCAATTTAAATGTCCTAGTAAATTACATAAGACATCATTATTGGAACATTGATGGTCCCCATTTAAAAGCTAAAGAAACAATTCCATTAATTAGTTTATTAAAAGGCACACACATATTTGTAAAATCGTTAGAAGGCAGTGATATAAAAGTTAATATTCCAAGAGGCACAAAACCTGGAACCACATTAAGTATAACAGGACACGGGTTACCACTTAACAATAGACAACGTGGAAATGCGTATATTAAAATAGACACTGTGATGCCAAAGTTAACCGAAATGCAATTACTACAATTAGAAAACATTTTTGGTTACCAGTCCAATTGACATTACAACAATTTTATGTTAAAGTAAATACAATAATAAAACAGGAGCATTTATTTTGGTAGAGCCAAGTAACGAACTACAAGCAGTATTTGATAAAGCAATTAAAGACGCACAAAAATTGAGACACGAATATGTAACAGTAGAACATCTATTGTTCAGTATGCTTTGCGAAAAGAATTTTGCACAACTTTTAATAGGGTTCGGTGCAGAAGTAGATTTTATCAAATCTAGTTTAGAACATCATCTTAAGAATGCAGAAGAAATTAAAATTATCGAAGATGGTGAGCCAAAGAAATTCAAACCTAAAAAAACACAAACTGTAGAACGTATCTTAAATCGTGCGTTTACACAAGTTTTATTCAACGGTCGTAATACTATTCAGCTTCAGGATGTTATGAGTAGTATACTTGCAGAAAAGAAAACACCTGCTTGCTACTACTTAAATAAAGGCGGAGTTGATAAAGAAGCATTTAACGAATATGTAAGTAATGAAGTTGCAGAAGAAGCAGAAGATTCAGAAACTAATAGCCAAGCACAAAAGGCTCTACGTGCATTTACTACTGATCTAAATGCTCAAGTTAAAAAAGGAAAAATTGATCCAGTAATCGGACGTTCTGAAGAACTAGACAGTATTGCACTTGCTCTAGGACGCAGAAATAAGAATAACGTCTTACTTGTAGGTGACCCTGGAGTTGGTAAAACTGCTATTGCAGAAGGCTTATCATGGAATATTGTAAATGGCAATGTTCCGCCTTTCTTAGCAGAATATGAAGTATATAATTTAGACATCGGCGCAATGCTTGCAGGCTCCAAGTACCGAGGTGATTTTGAGGAGCGGTTTAAATTAGTGCTTCATGCACTTACAAAGAAAGACAAAGCCATCATGTTTGTAGATGAAGCTCACATGATGAACGGTGCAGGTGCTGGCGGAGGTAATAGCTCAAACGATTTAGCAAATATGCTGAAGCCAGCTCTCACTAAAGGCAATCTTAAAGTTGTTGCATCAACAACTTGGGAAGAATACAGAAAATACTTTGAATCAGATAGAGCATTAATGCGTAGATTCCAAAGAGTTACAGTTGAAGAGCCTAGTGAATCCGTAACTAAAGATATTCTAAACGGCATCAAACAATACTACGAAGAATATCATAATGCAACAATTACCGAAGAAGCTATTGATGCTAGTATTAAACTTAGTGTAAAATATCAGCCAGACAAAAAACTTCCTGACAAAGCAATTGATCTAATTGATGCTGCTTGTTCTAGATTTAATTTGATCGAGTTTGAAGGTGACAAAATTGTAAGCGAAAAGAACATTCAATTTGAGCTTGCAAAGTATGTTAAATTGCCACCTGAACAGGTTGCTGAAAAAGAAACAGAAAATCTTGCTAATTTAGAAAAGAATATGAAGTCTGTTGTTTATGGACAAGATGAAGCTATCGAAAATATTGTTGACAAAATCCTTGTTGCCCAAGCAGGGCTAAAAGCACCAACAAGCCCGATTGGTTCATTTGTGTTTATGGGGCCAACAGGTACTGGTAAAACAGAAACTGCAAAACAACTTGCTTCACATTTAGGAGTAGAGCTTGTAAGATTTGATATGAGTGAATATCAAGAAAAACACTCTGTCGCAAAACTTATTGGTTCGCCTCCAGGCTATGTTGGGCATGAAGAAACTAGTGGATTATTAATTGAAAAACTACAAGAAAATCCTAACTGTGTGTTATTGCTAGACGAAATTGAAAAAGCTCACCCAGACGTGTCTCAGATCCTTTTGCAGATTATGGACAACGGAAAAGTAACAAGCTCAAATGGCAAGGAAGCAGATGCTAGAAATAGTGTTCTTATATTAACAACTAATTTAGGTGCTAAGGAAGCTGAAAAGAATACTATCGGGTTTGGCAATGATAATGATAACGAGTATGATGATAAAGAACTTAAGAACTTTTTTGCTCCTGAGTTCCGTAACAGATTAGATGCTACAATTACATTTGCAAAACTTGGTAAAGAAACAATGATGAAAATTGTTGGCAAGTTCTTGTTAGAATTAAAAACAATGGTCAAAGATAAAAATGTTAAAATTACCATTTCCGATGATGCATTAGACTACCTTGTAGAAAAAGGCTTTGATCCTAAAATGGGAGCAAGACCTTTACAACGTGTTATTGACAAGGAAATTAAACGTCCTCTATCAAGAGAATTACTTTTTGGAAATCTTAAAGATGGGGGTGTAGTAGAAATTGTGCATGATGCAGATGAAAATACTATATCTTTAAGAACCGGAGAGATTTTAGTTGAAGAAGTTTAATTCACCTAAAAAATATTATGAGAAATATTGGTATAAACTAGAATTTTTTAATAGCATAGCGCATATTTTTAGAGATAAAAATTTTGCCTATGCTAGATCTATGCTAGAAAGTATTCAACACGAATATGATAAGGGAACTGAACTTATACTGCGAAAAGCATATATAGAAATTCCAGTAAGTATGGAAGACTTTTTGGATGCAAAATACCTTTTACAAAAACTAAGCCAAACTAAAACAGATTACATGATTAGAATAGAAATGGGATCTATTAGTTTATATGCCAATAGTCCTAAGTTTTTATTTGGCATATCTGACAAACTTTATAAAGAATGCAAATACTACAGCCCAAGTGATAATTTAAAAGACCTAATAAACGAAATCCCAAGAGTAGCTATATTAAAAAGACCTACTGATTTTAAGTATAGAGTTACTTTAAAAAACAGAGTAAGTACAGATTTTGCAGCATGGATTGATGCAAATAGGGATAAAATTAAAATAGGTACTCGTGCATATGAATATATTAAAACATCAGGGTTTTGTCATGGTTACTATTTTTATGTAAAAAGTCCAAAAGTACTATCTTTATTAAATATTTTCATAGGTAACAATATCCGTAAAATTGAAGAAGTAGTTGTTGACCCTACTATTGATAAATAGTAGTATGCCGAGTAATAGTATAGATATTTTAACACAGAACACACATCCAGATGATAGCACTGTTACGACAGTAACTGGTGACCAATATCGCGGGGATGGGTATTACGGCCGCTCAGACGGTCTACACACCATGCAAGCAAATCTTAACGGATTTGTAGGCAAGATTGAGATTCAAGCAACACTAGCTGTTAACCCTACAGCAGATGACTGGTTTACTGTAGAGCTAGGTACTGGTGGATTATCTGTAGATACCACAGGACTTATTTCAGAAGAAAACATAACTTTTATAGAATACACTGATGCAACTACAAATACTAAAACATACAACTTTACCGGCAATTATGTATGGATTAGAGCTTATGTATCTAATTGGACTACAGGTACAGTAAATTATATCAAGTTAAATCATTAAGGTGGGCAAATGGCAAAGCAAACAATTAACATTGGATCAGCAGAACTAGCAGGGGACGGTGAAAGCCTTCGTTCAGCGTTTGACAAAATCAATGACAACTTTGATGAATTGTATATATCAAGCGGCGGCGGTATTGCACTTACAGATCTAAGTATATCTACAAATCCTGCAGGCACAGCAGCTCTTTCGTACAATAACACTACAGGTGTATTTACATATACTCCGCCCGATTTAAGTTCATTTAGTACATTTGACGGAGACTATGATAGTTTAACAAACAAGCCAACAATACCAGCAGCAGGCATTGCCTTAGGTGATTTAAGTGTAGGTGCTGAAGATCCTGCTTCAGGCGATGGCGGTATTTCTTATGATAATACAACTGGAGTTTTTACTTATGCTCCCCCAGATCTATCACAATATCAGCCAGTAGGCAACTTGAATGCAGACATTGATGCTCATTTAAACACAAGCACTGCAACTAGTAACGAAGTATTAAGTTGGGACGGCTCAGATTATGCATGGGTTGCACAATCATCAGGTTCAAGTTTAAATAATATTCAAGACGAAACTTATGGTGTAAGTGTAACTGGCAAAATAGCTGTAACCACTATAGATATTGGTACAGGAGGCATAAATGCTCAACCTGGCGGAACATATGATTTACAAGGTACAACAATTCATTTTGGTAGTGCAACTATCGCTGGCGGAAGTGCATTTAATCCTGTAATTAATAATCATCTATGGTCAGGTAGCACAGCACCAACAGACGGATATGTTCTAAGTTGGGACGCTAGTGCTCTTTCAGGTAATGGAGATTATTCCTGGGTAGCACAATCTGCTGACACTTTACAAGATGTAACAACTAGGGGTGCAACCACTACAGACCTTATTGATTTCCAAGCTGGTATGACTGTTGGAGGCGCAGACTTACATATACTTAATCACGGCATATTAGAACAATTAGTACAGGTTAACAATCCGACAGGTGTTGTAACATATGACTGTAATGCAACAAATGTTTGGTGGAACATTCAACCAGCAGCAGATTGGACAGCAAACTTTATTAATATAAATGTACCACTAGATAGTGCAAGAAACGTAACACTAGCAATCATACAAGAGTCACAGCCTTTTATTCCTTCAGCAGTACAAATCATGGGAGCCCCACAGACTATAAGATGGCAAGGCGGAACTCCGCCAACAGGTACAGCAAATGGTGTTGACGTTGTAAGTTTTAGTATTATCGTAATTGGTGCAACTTATCATATACTCGGACAACTAGTGGACTTTTCATAATGGCTTTTGGTAGTTTTACGCATAGTTTTAGGGCCGGACGTAGACCTGCTGTAAACCTAGAAGATGCACTTTCTATTACAACTACAGGCTTAGGTGGACCGATTTCATTAGGTGTTAACAGTGGTAGTAGCACACCGGGATTACTTTATCATAGTAAAACTGAATTTTATGCAAATGAATTTTCGGGTAACTGGGCGTGGGACAAATGGGATAACCCAAGTTCTTCAGCAGAATATTCAGGACTTTCTTTTGCTTTTCCTAACGGAACTTATATGCCTGGTAAAATAGTTGATCCATATATACAGCCTAGTGCCTGGATAATGGTGTACGATATAGATATTACTGTAGGTAGCTTTACTTATCCTACAATTACAGCAGACACCCGCTGGCGTTCTACTGAAAGTCAACCAACAGCAGGAGCAACAACTACTAGCAGTAATCATGTATACTTTGCAATGGAAGGACAGTTTGCACCTAGTAATTCAATAGACTTTACAGACTTTGGCAACCTCGGACAAACAGAAGCCTTTCCAGGTACGATTACACAAGTAGAGTTTACTATCAAAGACACATCAAGTGATGCAACCGATTGGAATGCAGCGTGGGAACATAAAGAAACTAGATTTAGAGTTACACGAGGTGACAGACTAACAAGTGAAGATAGAAACCGTCGAAATAGCGGATCTGTAACAGGTGACATAGACGCATGGACCATCACTGTAGAATACTTAGGAACAGTATAGTAGATAAATACTAAAAAGGAAACAATTATGGAACATTTTGTAAGAGTTGTAATGGAAAAACAAGATGAAATAAATGGAATGATAAATGAAAGTATCTTTCCAGGCATGGAACTTTTAGAATCAGAACAAGGTGCAACTGTAATTCATATTCCTTTAGCAAGAGAATTAACAGAATCTGAAGCAGATGAATATGCTGATAGATTAGTTGCGTTTATGACTGAGTCAGGATATGATGATTTTGATATTGAAATTTCTACTAATGAAGAAATGCTTGATGAAGAAACATATGACGGTAATGACTTCTTCGAAGAGTACGGCGTAATGTGGTACAACGAAGATGAAGAAATGGACGAAGCAGAATATCAAGGCCGTAAAGTAAAACTTGGTAAACCAATGCAGGGCGATGTCAAAAAGTTTAAAGTTTATGTTAGAGATCCAAAGACTAAGAATGTTAAGAAAGTAAACTTTGGTGATCCTAACATGAAGATTAAGAAATCTAATCCTGCTCGTAGACGTTCATTCCGTGCTAGACACAACTGTGATAATCCAGGTCCAAGAACAAAAGCAAGATACTGGAGTTGTAGAAAATGGTAAAGATACTAGAATTTACATCACATCAGGATCAAATGCCTTTTGATGTTGTAGATGATGTTCAACAGTATATGAAAAACGATCCAATGTTTTACCGCAAGGTTTATTATCCAACAATGTGTAAAATGCAGGACGAGTTAAAAAGTCAAAACAATGCTAAAGATTTAATAGGACCTATGGTAGAACTTGCTACTAAAGGTTATGTAGAATGTTACAAAATTAATAAATTACCTGAAGACTTGTTGACAACTGAAGATTATGATGATATAATCAATCGTATATACGAGGATGAAATAGAAGCACTGAGAAAAGGTGATTACTAATGCTACTAAGGGAACTGTTTGAACAATCAGCAAATGGCGTTGTAGCAATTATGCCTGGCGGGTTTCATCCGTTCCATCCTGGACATAAAAGTTTGTATGACTGGGCAGTTAAAGAGTTTGGAAAAGCTAATGTATACGTAGCTGCTACAAACGATACTAGTTCAAGACCATTTCCTTTCGATGTAAAGAAAAAACTTGCTGCAATGGCAGGCGTTCCAGAACAAAGATTTATACAAGTAAAATCACCGTTTAATGCTAAGAGTTATTTAGATATATTAGATGATTCTAAAGCACTAGTGTTTATCCGTAGCGAAAAAGATAAAACATCCCAACCTTTACCTGATCAAATAAAAAAGAATGGCGAACCAGGATACCTAAGAAGTTATAAGAATAAAGATTTAGAACCTAGTGAAGTAGCAGGATACATGGCATATGGTCCAACAATTAACTTCAATTTTTCAGGTATGCAGATAAAAAGTGCAAGCGAACTAAGAGCTACTTGGCCTGAAATGTCAGATGAAGATAAGTTAAAGGCTGCACAACAAATGTATGGTAAGGGTGCCGAAACAGCAGTGCAATTATTAAATCAAGCACTAAGCGAACAGACCGAAGCATCTAAACCCAAGCTAATCAAGCCAAGAGATCCAAATGCACAAACTATGCAAGATTTGCGTAAGAGCGGTGCAATGGGTGCGCACAAAGACAAAAAAAGACTTGCTAAACAAGGATACCAAAAGCATAAAGGTAGAACAGACGAACTTGATGTTTTTAAATCCAAAAGCACAGCACCTAGTATTAAAGAACAGGATCCAAACAAACTTAAGGTATTAGACTGGATTGCTAATAGACAGGATAACAAAGAACACTTCTTAAGTTTTTACCGCAAAGGTGCTGCATGGAGTGGCAAACTTATTTGGATTATGCCAGATCAGGCAAAGAAGTTTATGCGTAAAGTAGAAGATAATGAAGAATATCTACCACAAGTAAAACAGGCATTGACAAATATTGCACAAGCTAGTAAACTGTTTGATAACTTAGGAATAAAATATCAAATCAGGAATGCAGACTAATGGATTTAGATACTTTAAAAAGACTAGCAGGTATAAATGAATTCAAAGGATACTCAGAATATCACATTGACGAAAACCCTTCCGAGACAGCTGCTGAATTAAAAAAGAAAGAAAAAAGATTAAATTTAAAACCAGGAGATAAAGACTGGTTCAAATTATGGTTTTCAAAACCATATATGACAGGAGTTCCTCAATTCAGGGGACGCAAGAAAAAATGAAAATTGAACATTTAGATGAAGCAGTTGGAAGAATAGTAAAAGGTGTTAATACAACACACGATGTTGGTGTTAATCAAACTTCTATCGAAGCAGCTAAGTTTGGAAACAAAGTAGATAAAGACGGAAAGCCTCCTACGCTGAGTAGCAAAGTAAAAGGCAAATCAACAAATGTTCTTTTTAATCTAGGACTTGCAGAAGGGTATAAATTACAACTTGAAAGAGATAAAGAAATGCTTGTCCTTAACATTACTAATACTGATACAGGTAGGCGTACAGAAGTAAGAGGAAAGTTAGGATATGAAAGTGGTAACTATGATCCTAATGATGATTTACATCAGCTATTAGACACAATTGGCAAAAGTGCAAATGTTGCAGAACTAATTAATGGCGAAGTAGTTACTATTAATCCAAAACACCCTGATGCTGAAAAAGCAAAAACAGCAACTGATAAAGCATATCATGAAAATTACTCCGCATATGAACTAGCACTAATGGAAGGTGGACACGAAGTTCCACAACGTCCTCAAAAAAGAATGAGCGCAATAATGCAAGAGCTTGCTGCCTATGACTTATCCGAAGCATTAGGCGAATTAGATCCAAGCACAGAGATTTACGTCGATATGGACGGAGTGCTTGCAGACTTTTTTGGAGAATGGGCAAAAGTTGCAGGTAAGAAAAATTTTAGAGATATTAAAGATCCACAAGCTGCTTTAAAGAAAATTAAAACTGTAGATGATTTTTGGTTGAAACTGCCTATGTTGCCTCAAGCTAAAGAATTGCTTATGTTAATAAAGCAAGTTAAAGGCAGTTATAATATTTGTTCTAGTCCATTAGCAGATGACCCTAGATCAGAGCCACACAAGAAACAATGGATCAAAAAGCATCTTAGTTTCTTCCCTCCAAAAAATATATACATAACTCATAATAAACCACAATATGCAAAAAACGAAAATGGTACTCCTAATATATTAATTGACGACTACGGCGTAAACATAAATGCATGGGAATCTGCAGGCGGTATAGGATTTAAGTACAAAGACCATAAATTCGAACGCACAGCAAAAGCAATTAAACAAGCAGTAGGCGAAAACTTTGCTGACGGTAAGAAAAAAGGCAAAAGCAGACCAGGGCGTGTAAAACGTTCAGGTGCTAGTTGCAACGGTAGTGTTACAGATTTACGAAAGAGAGCTAAGAATAGCTCAGGTGAGAAAGCGAGGATGTATCATTGGTGCGCAAATATGAAGGGCGGGAAGAAAAAGTAGTAGAACTATATCCAGACGGGTATAGCAAAACGTGGAGAGAACACGAAGATAACAGTATAGATGATATTGAATGGGCACACTATGTTGCCAAATTAAAAGAACACGAAGCTCGACGGGCAAGCGCAAATGAACGTGAAGAATATTGGAAAACATATAAAAAGTATAAAAAACAATTACGAAGATTAGATCCA